TGGTGGTCGCTACAGGAGTGTAGCCCGCTTTTTAGCTCAAAATTCGCAGTTTTGAGTTCAAGCCATTTTTCAATTTTTCGTATCCATATTTCAAATACTTAGGCGCTCAACCGGATTGGTCGTCATCGCCCGCTTCGTTCGCCAGTAACCGTCTTTTTCCGCCAGAAAAAGTTCTACTTCGGTTCTACTTTCGTTCGACTCGAACTTTGCACTAATCTTACGCACACCTGCTTTCTAGGACGATTCGTCCGATTTCGCAAATCAATTTTTCGAAACATCTTAGACGGCCGTTCGACGGCCAAGGAAGCAGCTATGTCAGCAACGAACGATCAGCTCATTTTTGAGCTTTGCGCGGATCCCAATTACCGCGTCGCCCTGGACGGCACGATCACCACTTTGATCCAGGTAAATGGAAAACTCGGCACTCGGTGGCGGGTGATGAACTCACTTCACGAGGACGGCTATGTGCGGATCCGATACCGGCGCGCGAAACTTTTCGCCCACCGAATCGTCTGGGCAAAATTCATGGGGTACCTCCGGGCCGAGATGGAAGTCAATCACATCGATGGCGTGAAAACCAACAACGCTTTCGACAATCTTGAGCTCGTCAGCAAAAGCAGAAACCAGTACCACGCCTACGCAACGCTGGACCGCCCGATCAATCGCGGTAACGCGAAACTCTCGTGGGAGCTGGTCGATGCGATCCGCGCGGACCGCCGCGCCGGCTTCACGCTGAAAAAGCTGAAGGAAAAGTATTTCCTCCCAAAGTCCACCCTTTCGCAAATCATCAATTTCAGAACTTACAAAGAGGAGTTGCGCCATGGCGCGAATTAACATCGAAGATCAATTTTGGCTCGACATTCTTCGAGTCGCCGCGAAGATCGGCGACGAAGACAAGGCTGTCGGCAACGTCGTCCGCTTTTTCCGGTTCGCGCAGGAGAAGCACAAGCGCGGCGAACTCGTCAGCGAGGAGGAGTTCATGGATTGCGGTTTTTCCGTGCACATGTTCCCGATCTTCGCAAAACACGTAGACGGCGGAATCCAGGCCGTCGGAGCTGCCAAATATTTTAGCTGGCTGTTCGATAAATCCGACGCCGGCCGGATCGGCGGCCAGCATTCCGCGCAGCGCGCGCGGGATGAAAAGGGTCGCCTTTTACCCAAGCAAACCCCAAGCAACGCCCAAGCAGACCAAGCAAACGAATCCGCTGGACCAGAAAACTCCAAGCAGCCAAGCAAACCCAAGCTCAGCCAAGCCTCTCCCTCTTCCTCTCTCTCTCTTAATAAGAAAGTAAGTACTAAAAAAGAGAGTGTAGTAGCAGAAGAGGCGTCTTTGGATTTTGGCGATGGCCCGGCATCGGCGGCGGCTGATGTTGTTTTTTTTGAAACGGTTCCCGAACTGCGCGGAGTTGGGGATCCACAATTCCAAGCCGCAATCTCGCGCATTTCCACGAACGTCCAGAAAAGCTGGGTTGCCCGCTACGATCACGCGTGGCTTCGGAACACCCTCCTCAACGCTGTTCACCACTTCATGGAAAAAGAAAACGCTTTAAACGCCTCTCAGATCAACGAATGGGGGCTGAAGCTTGGCAGATGGCTCAGGCGGGAGAAAAAACCGCGCCTGTACGAATCTGGTGAGAATTTCGAGGATGAATTGAACCGGTTTGAAACCCAAATTTCAACCGGTGGGGAGAAAGCGCCATGACTACTGCCTATTTTGTGAACGAAATGGCGCGGCTCGAAAAGGTTTTCGGCGCTGCCAATTTTTCAAGCGAAAAGAAAAAATTGATCTGGGGCGAAGTCCGCGATCTTCCGGACCGCAACTTTCACCAGATCGTGAATACTTGCATCGGCGAGTTCAACGTCGACTACCCGCCCAAGGTTTCTCACTTCCGCGAAATGGCGCACGGACAGCGCAAAGAAGTTCGGAAGCAGCAGGAACTCGAAACCATCCGCAACTGTAACGATCCAGTCAAAGGTCGAGAAGAATATGGAAACCTGAAAAAGGTACTTCAAGACATGGGCGTCAAAAGCCTGATGGAGGCGATCAAGAAAAAACAAGTTGAGAACAACGAAGGAGGCCAAGGTGGGCAGACGAAAAAGTGACTACGATGCGTTTTTCGCAGAAATGAGAATGGTGGTGATCCCCAACACCGACATCTCGAAAGTAGAATTTGAAATGCGCCCGTGCGCCGCGTGCGGAACGCTCTTCAAGTGCAGCAAAAAATCGAAGCAGCAATTCCACAACGAATTCTGCAAGGACGAGGGACCGACCCAGCGAACTCGTTTTCCGGCAAGATCCATAATCAGGAAACCGGAACATGCGGCCAAACGACTCCGGTTCTAAATTTGTAGAAACTTTCACAACCTCGGCGAAGATCTCTCAAAAAGGGGACACTATGGGGAAGATCAAGCAGGAGAAGATGCCTGCGCCGGGGGAAAAACCAGATTACGTGAAACACGTGCTGGAGTACGCGAAGCCGATTTTAAATGACCTCGCGGGGCAGTTCGCAAACAAAATCTGCGCGGAACAATTCGAAGAAATTCGTCAAGACGCATTCTTGCGTCTTTGGCGGAAGTACCCGCGCATCGAAGCCGACAAGGGTTGGCGCTCGCTCGTTTACAATCACTGTCGCGGCGCCGTTCTCGACTACCTTAAACACGGAAAAGGATTTCAAGAAGAGCGCTGGAGCATTCAGAAACCGGAAGAGGTCGGCGATGTGCATGTGGGCAAGCTGCAGTCGCGTGTTCCGCTCACAAGCTCCGACGGCGAAGATATTTGCATCGATCAGATTGTCGGTCAGAACGGCATCTTCGACGAGCTCAACGTGGACCGGATCGAAATCGATTGGGACCTGGTTGCGAAGCTCGCTTCCCAAGACGAATGCCTCCACGCCTTCGCGAAGAACCTCCGCGGCGTAACTCTCGAAAAAATTGCACCGGTTTTTGGAATCGAGATTGCGCGCGCCGGCCAACTCGTCCAAGCCTTCATCGAACGTTTCGACGATCCCGAACACGCCGACTGCCCCTGGTTCAAACAGACCTGTTTCGCTCTTGGCATTTGCGAAGTCCTTGGAATGCCGAACGTCGACCAAACCAAGATTCTTGGCTTCTCGGTCGGCCACGGCCTCGCGCCGGTGGATCTCGATACCACCCAACCAATGAAATATGTCCTCGAGCGCGACGCCCAACAGAGCTTTTTTCAAGACGAGATGGTTGGCACGGTACAGAAGGGCGGCCGACGCCGCTCGATCGTAAATGCCGAAGGCATTCGATTTTATATTTCGAGTTTCGAACCCGCCGAAGTGGATAAAATTCCGCTCGGGTCGAAAGTTCGTTTTGTAGGATTCCACCCAACTGAAACACGCGGCATTGCTGAAAAGATCGAATTGATCGGAACGCATGGGCAAAAATAAGAAAGCCAAAAAGACCAAGAAAAACACGGCGAGCACCAAGGCCGCGAAAGCGCCGCCACCGCCGCCTGAAGAAAGATTGAACGCCCGCCAACTGGAATTTGTGCGCAAGTACTTCCTGCATAAAAATGCAAGCCGTGCATACCGAGAGGCCGGTTACGTGTCGAAGTCGCCGCAGGTCGAGGCTTCAAAACTCCTAACAAATCCCAACATCCAGGCCCTGCTGTCGGATTTGGAAAAAGAAACCGCCGACCTCTTCGACATCACCCGCGAGAAGCTCATCGATCAGCTGGCGGCGATCGCGTTCGGCCACGTCGGTCACGTGATGGGCTGGGACGAGTTCGATATAAAATTTATTCCCAAGGACGAGCTCTCGCCGCGCGAGATGGCGTTCATTGAATCGATCAGCGTGACTGATACCGAATTCGGGAAAACCAGAAAAATGACCACGCTTGCCGGTCAACGCGTGAGCGCGATCCGCGCGCTCGGCGAAATGACCGGTCTAGGGAAGGACCCAAATGGATCAGGAACTGATAAAGCTTCTCGGCGAGCTGCCATCGGCAGAATTCGAGACTATCTTGCGAAGCGCTCTGGAGAGGGAAGATGACGACGCGGCTGAGCAGCTTCTCATTCATCGAATGGCTACGGATCGCGAGCTTTTTTCCGTTCTCGCTTTTCCTCATTATTGCGAAATGGAATTCAGCCAGTTCCACTTGGACATCTTCAAAAGGCCGCGCTTCCGTGAGCGTAAAATTCGCCGACTATGGATTGCGCCTCGAGGCAATGCAAAATCAACGTTCGAGACTCTTATCTACCCGATCCATGACGCTTGCTACGCAACAGAGGCGTTCATTCTTTTCGTTTCTTCTACGGAACTCCTGGCAAATAAAAAACTTAAAGACATTCGGGCCGAGGTTCTTTCTAATTCTCTGTTGCAGGATTGGTATGGAATCCACTTTAAAACTAAAAAAGTGGGAGACTCAGAGTTTACTGTTTATTCTCACGCTGGTGAAACACACTTTGCTGCCGCGGGTAAGGGTTCGCAAGTTCGTGGGATACGCTACCGGCAGCACCGTCCCTCTAAAATTATATTCGACGACTTCGAAACCTCTGAAGAAGTCGCCAATGAGGCGCTTCGAAAGAAGACTGAGGCAATTTATCACGAAGAATTCGGAAAAACTGGAAACGAAAATACAAACATTGTCTTTGTTGGAACCGTTCTCCACAAAGATGCGCTAGCGCCGACGCTTCTAAAGAACGCCGCCTACGACGGAAATCTTTACCGTGCCGTCATCTCGTGGTCCGCCCGCGAGGATCTGTGGGAACAGTGGCGAAAAATATACCGAGATCTCGAAAATCCCGATCGGCTCAACAAAGCGCGCGCCTTTTATGAAATGAATCGCGACGAGATGTTGCGCGGGACCAAAGTTCTTTGGCCCGAAAAGAAAGATTACTACGGCCTGATGGTCGAGATGGAAGAGATCGGAAAGCGCGCGTTCTTCAAGGAAATGCAGAACGACCCGATGAGCGCTGATCAGGTGATCTTCGAAAATATTCACTGGTATCGCGAAGAGGAAAAAGGCCTGCGGTTGCGATCGAACAACTCCCTTGTTCCGTGGGAACTGCTCCGGACGAACGCCGGCGGCTCGCTGGATCCGTCCACCGGCGCCAAGAAAGCGCAGAAGGGCGCGCTCGGCGATTTCACCTGCATGCTCGCGGGCTATCATGGCCCCGGCAATCGCATTTTCGTTCACTGGGATTACACCAAGAAGGTTGCGCCGACAAAATACATCGAGGCGATCTTCGACGCCCATGAGCGGTTCAACTTCATGAAATTTGCGGCCGAAACAAACCTTTACCGCAACCTACTGATGCCGAACATCTTCGCCGAAAAAAAGCGTCGCGAAGAAAAGTCAGGGAAAAAGATCACGATTCCTTTTTATGATGTGATCCAGACCGAAAACAAACACGAGCGGATCCACCGGCTCGAACCAAAGGTGAATCACGGGATCATCGTTTTCAACGAAGCGCTATCCACCGATTTCAAGCGGATGCTCGAGGACTACCCTCACCACCCGCACGATGACGGACCAGACGCGCTCGAGATTTTGTACAACACTTTCATGGGCGTCTACCGCGTCGCCGGGCTTTCACTGGAGAGCATGAGCGTATGATCGAATACCTCGTACATAGATGTTTCCAGATGCTTAGCAGGTGCGGTGGTGCTGTACGTTTCATGAACCAAAACCCCGCACCTGTTTTTTTGAGTAGGGGTGCCGGTCAAATATTTTCGCTATTTTATGGGGGCGTAGCTCAACTGGTAGAGCGCATGATTTTTATCCTTTTTTTCATGGGTTGTGGGTTCAAGTCCTGCCGTCCCCTCCTTTTTGTAGAATTTGAAATCGGCCAGTCGATCATCCTTAGAGGTTTTTAAATGAAGCAATGGTTTCCGTACAGCAAGCTGAGCCCGCAGCAAAAAAGCGAGCGTATGGCGAAGCGAGTTCGCAACAATCTTGGCGTCATTGACGTAACACAAAAACAAAAGACGCAAGTCTATCGTGATTCGAAGCTCGAGATGTTGGATTCCTACTACGAATCCCGTCAGTACGATCACCTCGCTCCGTGGGACACGAAACCGGCAGAAGGCTGCGCGCCGCTAGGCCTTTATCAGAAGCAACCGAAGTTCAAATTTCCTTTTGCTCGCAATTTGTCGTCACGAATCACCTCCAAGCTCTTCGGTGACGATGTTTTCCCGAAGCTTTTGATCGTCGATAGCCCCGATGACCAGGCATTCATCCGCGCCGTCGTAGATGCGGCCGAACTCAAATCGAAAATCCTCGAGCCTACCCGCCGCACGATCAACACCGGCTCCGTTTTCATTCGTTTCAAGATCACCGGCGGCGCGTACAAAATTTCGTGGTTTAAATCGAAGTACTGCTACCCGGTCTTCCAAGACAACGGCGAACTCGAAAGCATCGTCATCAAGTACGTTTTCGAGGATCCGTCGGAGACCGACGACGAAGGCAAGCCAAAGAAAAAATGGTACAAGCTCGAGCTGACCACGTCCAAAGAAACGCTCTACGACAATCCGCCGTTCTCGGCCGAATCGGATCGTGAACCCGAGTTCCAAGTCGTGGACGAGTTCGTGCACAATTTCGGTTTCGTTCAGGGTGAGTGGTGGAAATCCACCGAAGACGACGATTCGCCAGACGGCTACGGCCTTATCTCTGACATCACCGACTTCATCGACGAACTCTGCTACAGCCTTTCTCAATCGTCAAAGTCCGTCGCCTACAACCAGGATCCGCAACTCGCATTTAAGGGCGTCAACGACGATGAGGTGGCGCAACTCATCCGATCCGTCACGAAATCTTGGAACCTTGGTCCGAACGGCGATGCGAAGTATCTCGAGGCCGGTCTTGGCGGCGTCGAAAAGGCGATCGCGTTGCGAGACAAAGTCATCCAGAACATCGGCGATCTCACGCGCGCGACGATTCAGGATCCTGAAAAGCTTGTCGGCGCCGCTCAATCCGCGAAAGCCATGGAGATTTTGAACGGCCCGCTCATGGATCTTGTGAGTGAGTACCGCAACGTCTTCGAAAAGCAGTTCCGCAAACTCGTTCTGAAGCTCGCATGGGCGACACTCCTCTCTAAATCGTTGGGCATCGACATTCCGATCGAAGTCCCTGACAGTTATATCCCGGCCACGTGGGATCTGACCTTGAAATGGCCGCGAATCTTCAAGCTCACTCTCGACGACATCCAGAAAATGGTGAACCTTGCGAACACGGCCGCATCTGGCAACCTGATCGCGCGGAAAACAGGTACGCGATACCTGGCGGAGGAATTCGGAATTGAAGACATCGATGCTGAGCAGGACGAAATCGCGAAGCAACCAGTGTTCAATCCATTTGGATCTTTCTGATGAAGCCCAAGAAAACTACCATCCCTGGTTTAAAAGCTGAACATCGGATTGTCACTGAAACCTGTCTGGCGAATCGCGGGTTTGACGGAGTGATCTCCGAAGTTTCAAAATCGATCGACGAGTCGGTGCGGCAGCTTGGGCTATCGTGGGCAAACACAGGCGCAAAGATTCATGTGGTGGTTGTGATCGAACGGCCGTGTGACGCCGAATGAGTGGATTTAAAACCATCTTTAAGAGAATCAACGGCCGTGTGATTCCAATGAGAATCTCTCTCTCGGGGGCACCGGATGAGATTCAAAAAATGATTCATAAGCAGAAGGCAATGCAAGCGCTCCGCACGGCGCCCACCGAAGCGCACCAGCTCGGACGCAAATTAACAGGTGCATTTTACAAATCGTCGAAGATGAATTCAAAAGCCGCCGGCGTCGCGATCGCCAAGCGGATCTCGAAACTTAAAAAGTTGGGGTTTTGATGGGAAGCGTGGTCTTTCGTAGAATCAAGGGTAAAATCATTCCGATCAGGCAGGCCGGGGAAAAGATCGCCACGGGACGCGTCGGCCGTCGTCTCGCCACATCGGCCGCCGTGAGTGCGGCTCCGATTGCAGGTGCGGCGGCCGCCATTCGCGCGAAGCCAACGATTAAGAAAACCTCGAGCCCGAACAAGTTTTACCTGGCGGCCGGTTACGGACTTCAGGTTGCGTCGGGAATCGTGAGCGGTATTCCCACCAGCGGCACCAAAGGATTTCTGAAAGGGTTCTTGGCGTCGACCGCGATCGATGCCGCATCAACCGCGGCGTTCGCTAAATCAGTGCAAGGACTGCGCGGCGATCGAAAGACGAAGCTCAAGGCCTTTGCCAAGCACCAGGCGATCGGATCCGCGATCGGCTATGGAGTCTTTGGTGCGACACTTCTCCGCAATCCTAGAACCATAGAAGTTTTAAAGAAGGTGATCAGCTATGCAAAGTAAAAATGTCGCTTTCCGCAAAGTCAACGGCCGCATTGTTCCGATCAAGCTCAGGAAACTCAGCCAGTCTGGAACTTCTGAGATCGTGAAGGGCGCAGCGATCGCCGCCACCGGTGCCGCCGTCGCCGCCGGCGCCGGCTTCGGATACAAAAAAATCAATCAGGCCTCGACCCGCATGGCGTTCCGCGCGTTCAATGCGGCTGACCGGATCACGAGCCGCGCCTACGGGCCGCTTCAATCCACATTCGCTTCCGCCCTTCGCAAACAAAAAGCCGTTGAACTTGCAGGAAAGCTTTCAAAGAAGGCGGCGGCGATCGGCTCTTTGGCGCCGGGTCTGCGCCGGACAGGTATGGTCGGTGGATCCCTTTTGATCGGCTTGGGCGCCGCGAAGGTTTCGGCGGCCGTCACGAAAGAAAAGAACGAAAACCTCAACCGCACGGTAGGCGCGGCGGCGGCTCTCGCCGCTTTCAAGAGTAAAAGTGCCTCCAAACTGATTTTCCAAGGCGGCGCACACCCACGAGCGGCCGCGATGGAAGCGTTCAAGAAGATTTCTCCGCATTTGAAAAAGGTATTGCAAAAATTGGATTAAAAATTGGAAGAATTTTTCACTGATGAGGACGTTGAAGACATCGCCCTCGACCACATCACCCAGATCCGCGCGCTCGAGGAGGACGAAGCCACTCGAGTCATGAAATCCTATCGCCGAGTGCGCCAGGACCTTCGCGATCGTCTTGACGCACTTTCCAGCAAGGGCATGGATGCGACTTTCACCGCGCAGAAACTTCGCGGTGCGCTTCTTCAGGTGGACCTCGCGCTCAAAGAAATGAAGGGGAACCTTCTTGATGGTATGGACGGCGCATCCCAATCGGCCGCCGAGATGGGCGTCGGCCACCTGATCAAAGAAATCGAAAAGTGGAACAAAAAGTTCAGCGGCGCGGTTCAGCCAATCAATCTCAACGTCGTGGCGACGGCCACCAAGGCCACGAACTTTCTTTTTAACCAGCGCGAAGCCAGCCTCGACCGCTACAACGGTTTTATTCGCGCGCAATTCGCGAGAACGCTAGCCGACGCCACGATCGAGCAATCATCGATGGGCGAAATCGTCTCTCGGATGGGCCAGTTTTTCCTTGGCGAGGAGTGGCGTCTCCATCAGATCGTGCGAACCGAACTTCACAGCGTCTACAGCCAGGGCAAGATGCGCGGCCTTCTCGATTTGTGGGACGAAGGTGACGGCCCGATCCCCGATCTGAAAAAAACGCTCTTTCATCCGATGGACAATCGCACTGGCAAAGATTCGATCAGGCTCAACCGCCACAACCCGATCGTGCCGATCGACGAGCCGTTTGTTGAGGATTCGACAGGGAAGGTTTTGACCTACATGGCGCCGCCAAATCGTCCGAATGACCGCGCCATTTTGATCCCGTACCGCGACAGTTGGGAGAAATAGACTTTTCTGGAAACATTTTATGAGCTATGGTGGCGCCGATGAGAAGAAGAAACACCCCAAAGCCGCCCTTAAAATTCCCGATTTGGAAAGAGCAAGATGAGAATGTCGTGGCTGACATCCCCGCACTAAAAAAAATGCTCGAGCAAACGAGCCACTCGGAAGAAGAAATGCGCCGCTTGATGGGTCACGGGTTTCACCTGATTCAAGACGCGTTAGACGGAAAAATCATTTCCCGCTACGACGCGCAAATGGTGGAATGGGGAATCGATGATTCCGAACTAGATCCCGGTCACATGCTTTGGAAAGCTCCCTCCGCCGTCGACGAATCAAAATCGTAGAAACATTTTAGCCGGCGTCGATCACCTTCTTAAAGAAAAGGAGGTCGTATGTCAGGCACAAACGACGGTAATAACAATCAGAACAACCAGTCAGGCACTGGAGAAAACAACCAAAACAACAACCCAGGCGGTGGTGGTGGCGGTAATCAGAACAACAATAACAACAACTCCATCGGGTCACTCGAAGACGCGCTGAAGGTTATTGGCGATCTGCGAAAAGAAAATGCTTCCCTTCGCACCAGCAGCAAGTCCCAGGCGGACGATCTGAAGGCGCAGTTGGACGGGATCAAGAAGCACCTTGGAATGAAGGAAAACGAGGATCCCAAAGAACAACTTCAAAAACTCTCGACCAATTTGGAAGAGATGGAGATGGAGTTGACGCTGAGTCAGCTTGCACGGACGCATGGAGTTCCGGTTGAAGATGATGAATATTTCAGATTCAAGATCGGAAAAAAACTCGACTCACTCAAGGAAAACGAGGAACTCAGCGAAGACGCAATCAAAGAGGTCATGGAGGACGTCAAAAAGTACTCCGGTTTCAGAAATCAAAAGCCCAACAATAATTCATCAGGCGTGAATGACGGAAAAGGCGGATCTGGAAACGGCGGTGGCGGCGACGGAAGAACTGACCAGATGACTGCGGAAGATTTTGTTCAACTAAAATTTCACGAGCAGCAGAAGTTGTTTCTCGAAAACAAGGCGGAATACGACCGTCTTCGGACAGCCGCGATCAACAAGGGCTTGCTCTAAACCTCACCCAAGAAGGGTGAAAATGGGGGATTTCAATGCTTACACCTAATGATTTGGCCTTCGTGCCTCAGGTCGCGAACGACCACATCAACGCGAGTTTCAGCCGCAGCCTCGGCCTCGCTACTCTTGGTGCCAAGAGTGATCAGCTCAAAGGCGCTCCGGGTACAGTCCAAACGTTTCCTTACTGGAAGAAAATGGGCGGCATGCAAAAGCCGGCTGTTAACGAAGGTCTGACACCGGATAAATTGGTTGACGACAAGTTCACCTTCACCGTGCAAGAAGCCGGTAAAGCTGCGAGCTGGTCTGATGCCGCAATCATGGCCTCTGGCGCCGGCACTTCTCCGGAAGACGTGCGTTCCAAGAGCCGCCAAGAAGCGCTTCGCCAATTCGGTATCATCGCGGCCGAACAGATTGACCAAGACGTGGTCGATTTGATCAGCAACTCGGCCAACTACAAAGTTGGTTATACTGCGGCTGATGCCAACGGCAAGTTGACCATTGGTTCGATGCTCGATCTGAAAATCGGCGCCTTCGGCGACAAGCAAAGCAAGGCCGTGGCCATCGCGATGCACTCGCTGAACTTCGCCACTTTGATGAAAGACAGCTCCGCTGGCTTCCTCAAAGCCGACGCAACTCAGCCCCTCTACGGCCGTCCCGGCTACGAAGGTCTGTTCTTGGGTCAAGCGGTGTTCGTATTGGATCAAATGCCTCAGGTTAACAGCGTCGGCGGCATGAAAACCTTCGCGGTTTACACCTTCAAAGCTGAGCCCTTTGCGATTGCATGGAAGAAAGATTTCATGCCCGAAGAGGATCGTGACATCTTGATGCGCGAAACTCTCATCGCTGGCACCATGTGGTACGGCATGACCGGTCTTCACTGCAAGATCGCGAATGACGACTACCGCATCGGTTACGGAACTTTCGCTTCCGAAGTAGCAGGCTAATCCGTTTCCCCCTCAATTCCGAGGGGGATTTTTTTCCTTTAGGAGGAATTCCAGATGAAAATGTTTTTGTTTTTCGTAATGACAATGATCTTTGCAGCTCCGAGTTTTGCCTCGTTGAACAACGAAGCGAACCCGCACGTGGCTGTGGTGGACCTCGGCAGTATCACTACTGACGGCGACGTCTACGGCGTTTATCTCCCGCGCAAATCGCGCATCGTTTCTGTGAAGTTGGTGAACGGCGCCGACATCGCACAAGACGATTCGAACTACGCGGTGATCACGCTGAAGCTCGGCACGACGGTAATCGCAACCCACTCGACAAAACTCACAGGTGGTACCAGCGCCCTCACGGCGAACACTCCCGCCTCGTTCAGTTTGTCGGCGACAGACGCGAATCTTGTGCCTGCGGCCAATTCGTATTTGAAGGTCAACTACGACGAGACCGGTACCTACGCGATGACGAGCGCGAAGGTCTACATCGTCTACTACCCGCTTTAACTGCCTGGGCCGGCGGCCGTCCCCGCTGGCCCCTTAATCCAACCAAAAGGAGATTTCATGGGCGCAACAATGGCCAGACGAAGAAGAGAGCGCGAAGCAGCCGCGAAAGCGAAAGCCGCCGAAACAAAACCCGAGGTGACAACGGCTGAAGTTCCGCCGCAAGCGCCGCAAGGCGATGCCGGACAGCTCGGTGAGCAGACGCCTCCCGCCGGCGAACAGGATCCGTCGCCGCAACAAAAGGCTTACGACGCACGCGCATCGGAAGCTCGCGAAGCCGGCATCAAAGATGAGTCGCTCATCGATGCGGTCGCAAAAGGCGAGATGACTTTGAAGAAAGCCATCAAAGCCGAACAGAAAAACAACGACAAGGAGTAAGAATGGCGCTCAGCAGCTCACAAAAAATCACGATCTTGAGACTGCTTGGTTATCCATTCGGGACGATCGATCCCACTTCCGTCGATTTCAGCAACGTCGTCAGAGACAAACTGGCGGCGGTGCAAAACGAAGCCCAGGTAGAAGTCGAAAAGATTTTGTCCTGGATCGATGAAACCGATGATCAGCTCGATAAGGCTGTCGCAAAGTCGAACGTCAAAAGCGTCGACGACATCGAATTTTTCGAAGGCAGCCACCTCACCATTGAAAACCAAAAGAAGCGATTGCTTCGTGACCTTTCACAATTGCTCGGTATTCCGTCGCGGTGTCGCGGCGGCGCCATGGGAGACGTCTACATATGAGGTCGATCGACAAGCCCGGCGGATTAGTTCACGGACTTTTAGATGACATCGATAGCATTCTCGGAATTCGCGATGATCTCGGTGTCGCGCTTTACGACGTTTTCATTGTTACGCGCACGTGGACTGGATCTGAAAATGGCGAAGGCACTGCCAAAGAGGAAAAAGCGGCCGTGACACCTTCCCCGCGAATTCTCGACATGAGCGACGATTCACGCATCGTCCCCGGCGGCGCGGTTCAGCTCGATGACCTGATGCTTCGTGGGATTTCCAAGAATGCCTACCGCAACAAGGTCGATGTTGACTGCACCTCAGCTCTTCAGAACATAGAAAAGTTTTTTGAAGTCGGTGGTCTGCTTTACAGCGTTGTCAAGGTGCAAGAGAAGCAGCTCACGTGGAACGTTCAAATTCGAAAGCTCTCAAACCAGAAAAGATACGAGCCTGTGGCGATAACCACAGAAGACGGCGAAACGCTGACGACCGAAGACGGCGAAGAGCTGATCCTGTAGGAGCACACATGAAAAAGTATTTCTTCATCGTCGTTTTGGCGGCATTTTTCTTTTCAATCGACGTGCACGCGTCCAAAAAAATATCAGAGCTCGACGAGCGTACAGATCCGGTCTCGACCGATCTGGTGCCGATCGTCGACACCGATGGATCTATCACTTACAAGTCCACCCTGCTCAACGCGAAGAAGGGCCTCGACCTCACGAAGGCCGACGTGGGTTTGGCCAATGCGGAAAACACCTCCGACGCCAACAAGCCCATATCGACGGCCACCCAGAACGCTTTGGATGCGCTCTCGAGTTCACTGACATCCGGACTTGCTGGAAAGCAAAATACAATCACGGCGGGAACCACCAGCCAATACTATCGTGGCGACAAGTCTTTTCAAACGCTGGATAAAGCGGCCGTCGGCCTTTCAAACGTCGACAACACTGCAGATGCGAATAAGCCTGTTTCGAGCGCCACACAAACTGCATTGAACGCCAAAGCCGATGGCGCCGCAAGTTCGTCAGACAATCAACTTTGCCGATTCGATGGTACCACCGGCAAAGTACTTCAAACGGCCCCGATGTCGGTCACCGATGGTGGTCTTCTATCACTCACCGTTACTGGATCCGGATTTCTCAACGCTCTCGATTTTATCAACGACGTTTCGGTCAACCCTGTCGTGCACTGGGTGCCGACATCTGGCGATCTCGGAATTTTCTTTAAATCTGGGAATACATACGTCGGACGAATCCAAGACAACGGCGCGGCTTACTTTGGTTCTCTCGGTACCTTAAACGGCATGAACATTGGCGATTTTTACGTCCGCCGCGGCGTCGGACCCGGTATCGAAATGGGGTCGATCGACTACGGCGTCGCCGTCGATGAACCAACCGGCGCGGCTTTCTCTGAGGCGCTTTTCAAAGTTCTCAGCAACAGCGCCTCGAACGTCGCCATGCGGGTTCAGGCAGCGCCATCGCAGACCGCTAATCTCATAGAGTTCAAATCAAGTGGCGGCACCACGCTCTCGGCCATCAATAAAGATGGGTTGATGTCGTACACCACCAGCAACAGCGGATATTGGCAGACCTCTGCCCCTACGACCGTGAAAGAGGCTTTGGATCGTTTGGCAAAGCAAGTCAGCAACAACGGCGGATCGCCGATTCCATAAAAAGGAGAATTTATGGCAGCAAAGAAGCAGTTCAAAAGATGCGGATATAAAAACGAACCGGTCCTCCATGTGCACCGGTACATCGTCACGATTGGCGGC